TGCCTTGTTTCTTTGTGCCGGTACGGGCTTGACGAATCTTGTCCATCATGCTGTACAGCTTCTTAGCTCCGGCATCAGAATTGCCGTTGCCCAAATGAGACACAACATCCGCAGGGACAACAAACTCGCCGTGGCTTAGCGCGGCAGGTTGATCTTGACCAATACGTGCTGGGATCTTATCGGCCATACCATCGGTCTCCCCTTGTAAGTAACGGGGCACATCGCCGCCTTTAGCATAAGTTTGCGAATATCGGTTTGAGTTTAATAAACCTATTGGTTCGCGCGGAGTATTAATTTCTTTAGGCGTAACTCCAGTCAAGGTATTCCTATTAGGATCGCGCGTCAAGCCTGAAAGCATAGGATCACGCATCAAGTCATCAAACCTAAGCATGTTAGTTTCTTCAATGTAGTTTCTAGACTCCTTTCTGGGGTCACTACCTATAGTTGAAAGCACACTGGGTGGCGGATTATATTGAGATTGGTCTTCAAAATCTGTAATAATGCCGCCATCTGGTTCTCGTGGAGCAACTTCTGGGGGCCTTGTTGGTTGTCCGGGTTTGACGGCCATGCCGGGGGCGCTGGTTCTTTTTCTGTATTGCTCAAACGCCGCATCCATAGCGCGACCTGCCGAACCAGAACTAACCGACCCAAAATATGGAGAGTCGTACATATCCATAGTATGCAGTGCGTTTGCTTGATCGTTTTGATACGCTTTAAACTCAGGCGATTGATAAAACGGATTACCTTCGTCCACTAGTTCCCGTAGTATTGGTGCTCCAAGGTCATCTCGTAGTATTGGTGTCCTAATGGGTTGTCCCGACGGGCCGGGGGGCGCTATGCTGGGCTGGCTTATAAAGGAAGGCGCGTTGCCGGGAATGCCACCTATTAAGGAGGCAAGACCGCCGCCGGTAGGCGCTGAGCCTTTAGGTGTAAACGTTACATCACCGCCATAATTCACGCCACCAGCGCCGGGTCGGCTACCTGCGGGAGGAGCAGTCACCATATTGCGTACAGCGTCGTACTTAGGAATACCGCCTTGGTATCCAACTTTTTGAGTTTTAGGCGAGAAAGCGCCAAGACCACCAGCCAAGCCACCGCCAAGAACAGCGGCAATTCTTGCCAACTCTAAGCCACTTTTATTTGTGCCAAAGAGGCTATTAATAGCATTTGTAATACCAGAGTTTGGCTCACCTGTACTACCAGTGTCATAACCACCGCCAGTGTCAGGGTTGATGGTTATTGTGCCGTCAGTGTTTACTGTATAAGAAGTACGGGGGCCACCTACTCCGGTTGAAGGAGGATCAAAGTCAAAGTAATTTGTTCCACCAGTTGAAGGAAAATTAATCGGAGTTTCATTGTACCGGTTATAGTCATCAAGCTCGGCTTGACCAGTCTTTGTAAAACCAAAGTCAAGATCATTCCAATTAATTTCATCCATAATTAACCCCTCAAAATTTGTAACAAAGTGTCAACGTCAATATTGTTTACGCGACCACCATTAGAAAACCTGTCATCCCCGTCATTCCCGTCATTTTGCTCCTGCTGCTCCTGCTGCATTACTTGCATCGGCATCCCTGAGAACCCGTCACTTGCCCCAAGCGCAGAAGGCGGAATGTAGCCACTGCCAAACAAATCTTCTCCAAACAGCTCTTTGTAAGATTTTATCTTAGCACCTTCTGTCTTGTCATTCATCATCATGTTTAACAAAGCGTTTTGTTGATTTTGCTGTTGATTGGCTAAATTAGAAATAGCATCTACCGCAGGGTTTGTTCTGGGTGTGACTGGCCTAGCCGCAGGTTTTGCTGGGGCTGGTTTTCCACTACCACCGGGCGTGTTTCCTGTGCCGCCAGTGGCTGCTACATAACCAGATTGAGCAGTGTTGAGAACCCCATTTTTAATCATGGAGTTAACTTCTGATGGGCTTAAAGAGTATGGATCACCGTTTTCATTTGTGCCAATACCCGTACCGTCGTCGTTAATCATCACTCGGTCGCCATCAACCGTCTGCCACTGAGATGTATACCCACCTTTGTTGTTAACAATGTTAATTAGGTTTTGGTTGTACGAATTCCAGTTAGTGGGGTCAATCTGCATCTCTTGACCGGGCAGCTTCATCAAGGCATCAATGGACGATGTATCACCGGCCTTCATAGCTTCGTATTTAGCTCTGTCTTCAGGACTTAGGTTAGACAGATTGCTTTCGTTTACACCTTCGCCACCCACGTTTTTGTAAAAAGAACCCCAATCAGTTTCTTGAGGGTCAAACTCTTCGGTAGGGCCAAGTGGGGTAGTCACTTCTTTTTCGGTATAGCCTCCACCGCCGGGTGAAAAATAGCCGGGGATTAGGTTCGCCCTAAATTCGTCCATATCGCCGGGGCCAAGAGAAGCAGTAAGGTTGTCAGACTTTGGCATTGCGTTCATGCCATAAAGCAACATGGTTAATGGATCACCACTTTCAATTGCTTTAGCCGCGCCAATAGTTTTAGAAATATCTTTAAGATCAACTCCGCCAATGTCGGTTACTCCACCAACATTAGCGCCAGCCATAGCAATTGCTAACGGATCACCACTCTTTAGAGCGCCCGCAAATCTAGCTGCGTTGGCAACTTCAGTCATGCCACCAAGGCCCGCAGCACCCGCAACTGCACCCAATACATTGCCTTGTTTGGCTGCAATCAGTGCGTTTAAACCTTGAGCAAATGGCGCTAGGCCCGGAACAAATGATGCGATTGTCAATAGCGGGGCAAACTTATCAAGATCGCTACTAGACGCACCTTGTGTGTAGAAAATGGGATTGCCTTGGTCATCAAACTGCACGCCGTAACCGGTGTTGCCCTTACCCTCGTAAGTCCCACCAAAGAAGTTTCCTCCTTGGCGACCGCCATACGTTACCGGAACCTCTTGGCCCGTTAGCTTGTTACCGAATGTTTCACCAGTAGCACCAAAAAGTTGACCGTCTTTTTCTTTTATGTTTTTAATGTCAACATTCTTGTAAGTGGGTTGGTTATTTTCATCCGTCCCTGTTACAACACCATAGACAGGCTTTACTTGCTGGGCTTCTTCTGGGCTGAGATCTCTGCGAACGTAATCTGTACCATCACCAGTATCAACGGCATCCATTACATAAAATTCAGAACCTGACCCCCGAACAGGCTGACCGTTGAAAGTCATGCCGATTTGTTCAATAGGCTCATACTTATCAACTTTGCCAAACTGCTTGATGTCGGTAATGCCAATGCTAGACAGAATTCTAGCCATGTCCTCGGCATTTGCCTCAGCAGAACCGTGACCCGCACCAGACCATTTACTGGTTAAGCCTTGGCCAAGAATTTGTTTCTTTATAAGTTGCTTGTAATCTTCAGCCATGTTTTTCCTTAAGGCAGAGCCGACACAAAGGTCATTGTGACTACTACAGACTGAGTAGAAGGACGCACTGGGCCTGTACCCGCAGGGTAGTGCTGGATAGTCACATCTGCATCAGTGGTTGACCAGTAAATCTGAATATAGTCATTAGCCGCCATAGACACGTAGTAGTTCCAGCCAATAATCTCATGGGCTTCAATAGCGCCAGCTTTTGCAGGGATAGAAATAAAACCTGTTGACCCCGGAATGTCTACACCGTTTTGCTTGAGCCAGATGCTAATGTCTTGCAGCTGATTGTCAATATTTTGAAACTGCGTACTGAACTGCAAGTTATAAATACCAGCAGTTGCTACCGTGATTTTAGAGGTGTCTATGGTTACACCATTAGAAAAGTCTGTGGTGTTAAGCGTCATCAACGTGGCTGTATTGGCCGTAGTTGTTTGATCCTGATCGCTAGAAAAAGCCCCGTAAGGCAAACGCAAGCCAGCCCCATCAATTGAGCCTGAGCCAGTATTCATCTGGTTAAGAATGTTTTGTAGTCGGTTGAAATACAACCTGAGCACATTGTTTAGCTGATCTTGGTACGCTTTGTTGTATTGCTCTGTTGCCAACGGCAGAGCAGGCGGCTCAACCCGCTGGAACTCATATTCCGTTGTAACAAGTAAGCTCATGAATTACCCCTGCGGCCATCTTGACGGATGTCAATACGGGGTGAACCAAGCTGCCATGCACAACCAAGCTGAGTAGATTCCACTTTCATAATCATCTGACGGCCACGAACCCTGACGTAAATCTGACCAGTAAACTGTTCAATCACCGCTGTAGATGTGCGAGTCACAGTTGCATCCGAGTTGCCACCCAAAGAGATTGGGTCGTTGTAGCCTGAACCGGAGTTCTGCATGGGGATCAAAGTCATTGTGACTTGCGGAGATGATGTGTTAGACCCACGGAAAGTAATGTCAGGCAGGATACGCCAGACAAACCCAAAGTGATCGCCGTCATCAATGTCAAACTCGGTAGTCTCAATAACGGCAGTAATCGGCAAAGTTGTGCTGGTTTCGTTGTCGTCATTACCCTGTTCGTGGTAGACAATGTTGTACGTATAAGTTGCCGCCATTGGGTACTTACGCAATGCAGAGTCAATCCACGCTGTTCGGGCCATTGTGCCGTAAGCCCAAACATCTTCTAAGTAGTTGTACGTTACGTACTTATCCACAGTAAACGACCCAGCAGAACAGTAGAAGAACCAAATCTCGTTAAAGCCTTCATTGGTAGAAGCAAAGAACTGATCGGCTTGTTCTAGGTTAATGTCTTGGAAAATAAACTGGCGCAGATCGCATCTAAGAGTTTGGACACGGCCATCGTATTTGTAGAACTTATCAATGCCCATCCAATACACAACGCCAGTGGCAGTAGCAGCTGCGTTTGGCCCAGCAATAGAGATGTTGTCTCCCAACAACTGAGAACCCCACACCGCTGGCGGCCCTTGGTACTGCAATGAATAAACTGCAGAATCAGTCAAAACAACAATCTCTTGACGAGTCTGTATGGCAGTAATAATCTTTGATCCGTGGGATAGCTGTAAGCTACCAGCCTGATTTGTGGCGGAGGGAAACCATTCCAAGTAATCCTCTTGGTCAGACCAACGAATTAGCATGGGGTTTTGAATGGTGCTTCCATAGTCATTACAGCCAAACGCAAACGTAAAGCGTGAGGCATCAGACACCAGAATAGAACTCTGAACCGTTGGGCAGGAAGAAGCCCCCGATAGATTGTTAATAGCCACGCCTCGTGAAGTCAGCAAAGAGCTTGCTTTCCAAACGTAGATCTCACCGCCATTGGGTGCAAAGAGTAAGTCTTCACCAAAGTTAGCCTGTGACCAAATACGCATCTGGTCAGATGATTCCACGCCAACGCCCCAAGGCCCAGCACCCCACGGGCCAGCGCCCCAGCCCACCAAAGGGAGCGCATAAGGAGCACCAACGTTAACCTGATAAGCAGCCACCACAGCAGACCCGCCACCCGTAGCAGTGGAAGTAGCCGCACTCGCCGCAGTAATTGTGTACTGAGTGGTAGATGTGCCGGTTATGGTTAGCTCATACTCACCGTTTAAAGTAAGACCACCTACAGCGGTAGCACCGCTGAAAGTGACAAAATCACCGTTTGTATAGCCACCAGCCGCATCGGTCACAGTGACAGTCGTAGACCCGTTGACCGTAGCAAATGGGTTTGTTAGGGCAACGCTAAGCTTTGTGTATGTTGCTGAAACAGATGCACCGCCCCCGCCAGTCACAGTAGATGATGCCGTAGTGGATACAGTGATGGTGTAATCATCAGCTCCAACATACGTTATGGTGTGGTTGGTATTAAGTACTTCTGCTGGAATTCCACCGACCGCAACAGCGCCAGAGAAGTTGGCAATGTCGCCGGTAAGTAAACCGTGGGCAGTATCATTTACGTTAATAACGGCTGACCCAGATGTAGTATCAAATGGATTGTTTAGCGTTACAGGGGTTTGTACAGCCGAGCGCAACGGAGTAACGTCGTAATACAAGCCGCCGTTTTCAATGTAGAACTTCAGATTTGTGCCGACCGCCAGTAAGTTCTGCCCGCCCAGAGTCACCCAGTTCCATAAAGAACGGCAAACACCTTGGAAAATAGCAGAAGAAATACGCTGCCAACCACCAATTTTTTCTG